TCTTTTAATAGGAATGCATAGAGGAAAGTAGTCCCAATATGGGAGTTTGTCCTGTGTCTTTGCGTCATAGAAAAACATATACATCTTTCCTAAGTCAACTCTTCCATCTGCTTCAAATTCGTCTAACAAGGAAGAAGACCGCACTCTTATTTGTCTTAAATTATTTCGGAACCAGTTCATGGATTCGATACTTCTTGCTCTTAGTTCAGCAGGTTTTTCGTTTTGTAAGTCGTCCAGTAGTTGTCCCATACAACTATTTATGCATTTAGGTCAAATGGTCTTCTGTTAATATACGAAATTTTAATCTTCTCTCTTTACAGAACATTTCAGCTGCTTTGAACTTTGCTTGATTGACCGCATAGGTTTGTGCTTCCATAAGATATCTTTTGGAAACTCTATGTTCGGGTTTCTTTGGGGGTTTAAGTTGTTTTTTAGGTTTGACTTCTATAATTTCCCGTACAGTTTGTCCCGAAGCATTTACATACTTAATGTAAAAGTCGGGAAAGTATCTGTGACGTTTTCTATCAAGGGGGGACATGTACGGTATAACTATTTCTTCCGAACCCCATTCAATGATATTAGGATTGGAATCAGCATAGACCATAAATCTACGCTCCCATAAAGAACGATAGAAGATTTTCGTAGGGTCACCTTTGTATTTTTTGTAGTTCTTTGGTTTGAACTTGCCACTATAAGACATAAATAGATATAACACCAATATAATTAATTCACGAAGGTATTTATGGGTTTAAGCAAATTACTAGACAAGGTCAATCAAGCAAAGTCTGCTGTAGAGTCTGTCAAAGGTATTCAAAACAAATTAAAAAACATTGATAAGACATCTGTTCTTGACCAATTAGGGGAACAAGCAGAGGAAGCTAAAAGAACGTTAGAGAAAAGAAGAAGTTCTTTAGAAAAAAACCTAGACGCAAGAAATAAAGGTAAACGAATTGCAAAGTCGAAACCGTCCACTGCAGATATCGATTTAATATATCCAATATACGACCAACTAGATAACTACATTGTTTTTAGTACACGTGCCCGTGAAGCAAGAGACGGAACAAACGGTGCTAATTTATTATCAAAAGAGAATGTAGAGATTGCATTGTATGTTAGACCCGAACATTTAGCAAGTAACTTTACAGTTAACTATAAGACTCAAGGATTTGGTGCTGGGATTCGTGGAGCAGCAGATATGTTTAGTGGTGACGGAGATGGGAAACTTGGTTACGGTGATTTAGAAAAGTTTGCTGGGGAAGTCAAAAATATGGCAGGAGCTGCTATAAACAAATTGATGAATTCTGCTACAGGTGACTATCTAAACTTTAGTGCTGGACGAGCAGTCAACCCCATGGAAGAACAAATGTTAGAGGGTGTGGGTTTCCGTTCCTTTTCATTTCAATATGAATTCTACCCACGTTCAGAAGAAGAAGCAGACATGGTACAACAAATTATGTACTACTTTAGAACTGCAATGCTACCCGATACTTATGGAACTTCGGAAGAAACTGCAAATGAAAATTTCTTTAACTACCCAAATGTGTTTGATGTAGAGTTTGAAGGCCCAATCGCAGAAAGGTTAGACGGATTTATGCCAATGGTTTGTACAGGTTGTGATATTACACACGGTGATACCGAATTAGGATTTTTTGAAAACGGACAACCAACTAAGTCTGCTATGAAGGTAGACTTTACTGAAATCAAAATTGTTACTCAAGAAAACTTCCAAAAAATCTCACCAATTGGAGATAAGAGTATCACCCCAACTGATTATAGTATTACAGATAAAAGGACAAGGGGAGACTAATGGCAAACGAATTATTTAAAAACTTCCCCGAAGTAAAATATCAATTACAGAATGGTAGAATTGTTACCATTAAAGATTTTTTCCGTAAAGCAAAGTTACAAGGTGAGAGTTTAAATCAATTAATTGAATACTCCAAGTATGAACTTACAGAAGGGGAAAGACCCGATGTAGTTGCAACTAAATTATACGGTAACGGTGATTTACATTGGACTATATTTCTTGTAAATGAAATTACTAATTACTATGATTGGTATATGGATACTAGTACCTTTGAAAATTACATGGCAGACAAATACAACGGTCAAATATTAGTATCTACGGATAGCACAGATATAGTATCTTCTACTTCTAAGTTTTTAATTGGTGAAGATATTACACAAGGGACTGTTACAGGTAAAGTATTAAGAGTAGACCCAACATTTAAACGTTTATGGGTTAAAGCAACTAAGGGTACTACATTTGTTAGTAGTCAAGCGGTGACAGGTGCAAATAGCACCAAGAGTTTTATACCCACCAGTGTTAAGAATGCACAAGACGGAGTTGCATACTACTATGACCAAGATAATATCCCAGCAGGTTATAGATACAATAATATTCCAACAGGTAGAAATTTCTTCCCAAGAACTTTTTGGGAAATGGAATATAATGACAACGAAGAGAGACGCAAAATAAAAGTAATCAAACCCCAATTCATACGTAAAGTAGTTTCTGAGTTTGAACGTATAATGAGTGCCTAATGAGCGATAAAAAAAACAGGCAGGGGGGTGTCTTTACTCTCGATGCCATTAACTTAGTAAATCAAGAAGGTGAATCCGTAGACATTCAAAATACGGTTCTGAACTTTCGTCTGTATGAAAGTATATACAATAAGTTTGTTACAGGTGATATCCATATCATAGACGGTCTTGACTTACTAAAGAACTTTAAAATTACAGGTGAAGAATATATTCGTATTGCTATCAAACAAATGGAAGGAATGCAAGACGAAGCACCAAAAGAATTTACCATTGATAAAAACTTTAAAGTTTATAGAATAAGTGCAGTTAATAGAATAGACCAATCAACTCAATCCTATGTTTTAAAGGTGTGTGACCCACGCATGTTTACTGCTAGAAATACTAGAGTGTCTAGAGTCATGCGTGGTTCATATGATAAAATGTTACAGAATGTTCTTATCAATGAAGGACACATGAAAATAGATGAGTTTGTTCATTGGGAAGATACAAAACCCGAAAACCAACAAATGGTTGTACCTAACTGGACGATTGATAAGTTTATAGATTTTTGTGTTAATAATTCAGACAAAGGATTAGAAGACAAAGCAGTATATAGAAACGGTATGTTTTTTTATGAGACATTAAATGGTGGGTTCTGTTTTAAAAGTATTGATGAAATGTTCCAACAAGAATTCCCTCTTAAATTTTCATATGGTTCAAGACAAGCAGATACAGAAACTGCAGAGGTGGACGCAAACGCAGCTGGTGGTGTTAACACGGTAGTTGAAGCAATAGAAGTTCCACAAAGAGCAAACACACTACAGGGAATGGTTGGTGGTGCATTCGCTTCAACTCAAATAACATATGACCCAATAAGAAAAGTAGACGAAATAGATTTATATTCTATTGACGAATTGTTTAGTAGGAATGCAGAGAATCATTTATCGGGTAATCCAATGATTAGAACAGGAGACCAAAACGAAGTCTTTGAAAAAGTTCTTACTACTGAAAATGTAGTAGACGCTGAAGTGTCTCCACCTGTTACAGAAGTGGACGTTGACGCTAACCTAGGATACAAATATGATGCATTAAAACTTTATGATACTAAAATGGTACATTCGTTTGACAATGCAGACAAGTTAGAAACAGATGAATCTTTTAAAGGTTGGTCTGCTAAAGTAGATACAGGTAAATTAGAACGTAGAGCAATGTTAGAGATTCTACAACAAAATAGAATCATAGTTACTGTACCTTTGAGAACTGACTTAAGTGTAGGTACAATTATCGAATTAGATATTCCACCACCGCAATCTTCAACAGGTGGTGTAGATATCTCAGATAAAATGAATGACAATAGATACTTAATAACAGACGTTTGTGTTCATGCAGTTCCTTCCGACAAAGTTGGAAAACTTTATCTTGAGTGCGTGAAAGAAAGTTTCGCTAAGAAGATTGCAGACTATACACCATTAGATAATACAGCAGCTCCGAGGGAAGTATGATAATAAGATTTTTAAAGGCACTTAAAAGTTGGGTAGACCCTAACCATTGGGCTAACAAGATAGGAGAAAAGAGTGGTGCCTATGATAAAGCACGAAACAGTAAACTCAGACAATGGGTAGATAGTTTAGAAGGTTGGCAATGGTGGGCATGGCAATTAGGGCCTTGTCTTTTGATTTTTATATTTTTAGAAATAGTATTGAATCAATTTGGATTGACCATGCTACCTTGGAGATAATATGAAATTTTGGTACGGGATAGTAGAAGATAGACAAGACCCATTAAAGATTGGCCGTGTGCGTGTGCGTGTACACGGAGTGCATACTTATATCAAAGAACAAATCGCAACACCCGACTTACCATGGGCACAAGTTCTTCTCCCAACAACTGAAGCTGGTCTTTCGGGATTCGGTAGAGGTAACGGTCTCGTAGAAGGGTCTACGGTATTCGGTTTTTGGAGAGACGAAAATTACATGCAAGACCCAGTGATTCTTGGTGTATCTGCTGGAATGCCTGCACAGGGTTCTCGTATTACAATCAAAGACGAATTGATACAGAGAAAGATTGAAGACGGATTCAATGACCCAAGACGATTGACAGTTGAAGATTATGCCGAGACGCCAGACGGTGAAACACCCACGCACGATAGAACTAGGAGTTTTGGATTAACTACTGCATTAGATACTGCACCAAAACACGTCAAGTCTCTTACGATAAACTATGACGGTACAGGTTCAACAATAGAAGAAGTAGAACTTACCAAAGACGACTTACCTTACTATCCAAAATACTATGACGCTTCAGATTTAAATGACAACACAACAGGTATCGCAACATATACACATAGAAGTTTTACAAAAGTTGTAGACGATAAAGTTGAGAATCTAAAACACGTAAACACAAAGGAAATCTTTACAGACAATACAAAGAAAAGAGTAGTAGATGAAGAATGGGGATTCCCAGTATCACCTGCTAAACCAGTATATCCATATAACAAATCCATGACTACAGAGTCGGGACACATTATTGAGATAGACGATACTCTTGGTGTAGAAAGAATGGCAATCGAACATAGAAGTGGAACGTACCATGAGATACACCCCGATGGTTCAGAGGTAACTAGAATTGTAAACGATAATTATACCGTAGTTGCTAAAGACAACAAACTAATTGTCGGTGGTGACGTAGACGTATCTATCGAAAAGGGTAATGTCAGAATTGCAGTAGCAACAGGTAATGCAGATATCTATGTAGCAGGAAGTACGGACTTAATGGTAGACGGAAATATAAATGCAATCGTAGGTGGTAATGTAGATGCACAAATAGCGGGAACATTAAATGCAAACGTGGTAGGTAATACAACATTCACTTCACCCGAAACACTTATGACTACAAATTTAACAGTTGACGGTACAGTACACGTTACTAAAACAACACATTCAGTTGGTGATGTATCAACAGACGCTGGAAACGCACCGACTCTTGCGACTCATAAACACAAAACAACATCTATGGATACTGGTACTGGTGCTAACGCAGGTAAGAAGAATGATTCTTCAATTCCTGATGCATAAATGGTATAAATAGAAGTATGGCAGACTTAAAATCACAGGGACAAAACGTTGCGGAAACAAAACTATACGCAGATATAGATTTTAGGTTTAGACCACACCCGATTACGGGTGACGTTACCATTAAATATGATACAGACGCTATTAAACGTGCAGTTAGAAATATAGTTCTAACTAATTTTTATGAGAGACCCTTCAAACCAAGTTTGGGGTCTTCTTTGAGGAATCAACTTTTTGAAATGACCACGGATAGGAAAGTAAGAAGACTTGCAGATAGAATTCAAAAGATTATCGAAGACTTTGAACCAAGAGTTGAGAATGTAAGGGTTCAATTCGGCGAAGTATCAGATAGAAATGAATTGGACGTTACTATTTTCTACAACATAAAGAACAAC